ACCACGGTGGCCCCGAGATCCTTCCAGTCGAGCACGTCCTCGGGGCGCAGCGCCCGCTCGGTCGCCTGGTGGCGGACACCGCCTTCGGTCTTTACCTGCTTGCTGCTGCGGTACTTCAGTCCGGCGAGAAATTTCTTGTCGATTGCTTCGGGCATTGCTCGTCTCCTTTTGCGTGGGTTGTGACCGCCCCCGGAAACCGCCGGGAAGGGCCTGAATCTGGTTTATAACAGGGGTGTCAAGGCTTTTTGGCACCCTTGCCCACCTTGGGCCTCGGGATCTCCTTGGCGCCGGGCTTGAAATTGTCGCCGACCTCGACCGTGACCGGCCTGGCGTCGTCGCGATTGCGCCCCACCTGCCCCTTCTGAAATTTGCCGGTGAGATCCTCTTCGCGGCCGGTACGCGGTCCCCGCCGGGCGATCTCCTGGCCCCGCTCGTTGAAGAGGGGGAGTTTGTCCCGCCCCCACGCCTCCATGTACGGCACATGGTCGCAGCCGCAGCGGATGACTTCACTGGCCGGCGCCTTGGGATCGCGGGGGAACATGATCGAGAGCGAGCCGAGCAGGAACGGCTTGTCGACCGGCTGCACCTGGCCGTGCAGCAGCAGGTGGTTCTGCCTCGGCATTTTCGGATGGCCCGCGTGCCACCACTGTTTCTTCAGGTCGGGGACGCTCTGCGCCGCAGCCGCCATGCCGGCCTGGGTCGAGGTGGAAAACGCGCGGCCCATCTCGGTCCCGGTGATGACCCAGGCGCGCTCCTCGATGCTCTTGAACACCCCGGGGGAATCAAGTCCGCCGGCGATCGCCTGCTGCACCTGCCAGGGGGTCTTCTGGCCGAGAATGCCGAGGGAGAGCTCGCCGCGGATCTTGCCGAAGGCGTCGCTGGTCAGCCCCGATATCTTGTGGAAGCTGTAGTCCTTGAGCGTCTGCAGCACGCTGGTCGGGATGTGGCCGAAGCTGAAGAACAGGCCGCTCCCCTTGGTCGCCTCGGGCAGCAGGTCGACGCCGTCGTCCCAGGTGGCCTCCAGCAGGCTGCCGACCTCGCGGCCGGCCAGGCTCTCGAACTGCGCCAGGTGCCGTTCGATCGAGGCCAGGTTCTGCTTGAGGTGGTAGGCGCTGTAGCTCTCGCCGGCGACGTGCTGGAGCTCCTCGACGATCTGCCTCTTCACTTCGGTCAAGAGCCCCTTGACGGCCTCCTGGCCGGCGAGGATCTTCTTGTCCTTCGCGGTCAGCAGCCGCAGCAGGTTGTCGGTGACGTTGACGGCCATCTACTCCGCTCCCTCCGTCTTCGGCTTTCTGCCCTCGGCCTGCTTGGCGCGCTGGCGCTCCTGGTACTCCTCGATGTTCTTCGCCGGCCGCTTGCCGCTGCCGTCCTGGTAGTCGTCCCACTCCGCCCCCTCGGCCATCGCCTCCGGATCGAGCTCGTAGCCGACCATCGCCAAGATGAACGCGAAGATCTTGACTGCCTCCTCCTTGATGACCCACCCCTGCCCGGCGGCCGCGGTCAGGGCGGTGACCAGCTCGCGCACGGCGGCGGAGACCTTGGCGACGTCCCGGTTCATCGCCTCGGGCATCTGGACGGCGAAGCTGAAGGCCTCCTCGTCGGAGACGTTCAGGTAGCGCGCCTCGCGGGCCTTCTGGACCACGTAAGTGAAGATGGTCTCGATGATCGTCTTGAGCAGCTTCTGCCGGCTGTTGATGAAGGCCTTGATCGGCTCGTTCCCCTCGGCGGCGCTGGCCCGGTTGACGTCGTCGAGGCCGCCGTACCAGTGCACCGGGATGCTCTTGGCGCTGAGGATGTGGTTGCGGAAGACGCTCGCCGCCTCCTTGATCTCCAGCGCCTGGAGGCTGGGGGCGACAGCCTGCCAGGTGACCTTTTCGTTGTGGGCCCGCACGGCGCCGTCGGGCGGGTTGGCGTTGGCGTTGGCGAACTCCTGGCAAACCTCGGGGGTGGCGCCGTCTAACTTCACGTCCCAGATAAAGGCGTTCTGCTTCTTGGCCTTGTTGGAAAACTTGAAGACGAAATCCTCGAATTCGTCTAACCAGTCGGCGAGGGCGAAGATGTCGCCGGTCCCGTAGGGGTCGTTGCTGACCCGGTTGATGGCGAAGAGAAAACATTCGCCGTCCAGGAAGGTCTCGCGCTTGCGCCTGCCTGCCTCGCTGATCACCGTCTCGGTCTCGCCGATCAGGATGGTGCGCAGGTAGCGGTTGCCGCCGGTTTCGAGGTTCTGCACCTGGACGCCGATCAATATCTCGGCGTTCTCCGGGTCGGCGTAGATGTCGGCGATCTGTGCCGGGTCGACCATCCCCAGACGGACCCGGCCGGTCTGCTCGGCGACAAACGTCGGCCAGCACTGGACGCCGAAGATACCGAGCTCGCGGGCCTTCATCTCCAGCTTGAGATCCATGCGGTTGACGGCGTCGAACCAGAAGTCGTCGAGGATCTGCAGCACCTCGTCGTTCTCGGCGGTATAGGTGAAGCCCTGGCCGGCGGTGAGATAGGTGAGGATCTCGATGATCCAGCCGCCCAGGGGGTTCAATTTCCACAACCAATAGCAAACCTCGACCTGGCGCTGCCAGGTGGCCACCGGCAGCTCGCGCACGCTGTTGCCGGTCAGCCGCCGCCACTGGATGTCGTCGCCGGCGCCGGCCGAGGCGGCCGGGAGGCGCTCCTGGACGGCCTTGTCGATGACCGCGCCGAAGAGCTTCTCAACTACGATCTTCCCGAATCCCATTATCCTGACCTCCTGCCGAACATCCGTCTGATGCCGCCCATCCCCATCAGGCTCTCGCGGCGCTGCTCCTGCTTTTCTTCGCCCTGCGGCTTGGCGCAGGCGGCGGTGAAGCAGCCGCTCTGCAGCTTGCTGATCGCCATCTCCGTGGCGTCCGGGCCGTCATCGTGGACGGCGGGGGTCAGGATGTAGACGAACTGGTCCTTGAGCAGGATCTGGTCGCTGTGCCCCTTGAGGAACTTCATCTTGCCGAACTCCCACAGGTAGGCGCAGGTACCGACGATGCGCGCCTCCTTGTTGGTCGAGTGGTGCACCGGGGACCAGGGCAGGTAGGCGCCGACCTCCTTGGCATAGTTGGCGATCGCCTCGTGGAGGAAGTCCTTGAGCATGTTCTCCTCCACCTCGACGCACTCCGAGCCATACTCGGCCCGCTGGGCGTAGGCGGCGGCGAACATCTCGCCGATCGCGCGCTTCTTCAGCCAGGCATGCCGGCAGTAGAAGGTCATCGTTGATCGGTCCAGGCTCCAGGTGACCACCGCCCGATAGTCGTTGTTCTCGCCGGCCTTGGCGCTGGGGTCGAGGGCGGTGACGGTGACCAACTCCTTGCCCGCAAGCTCGGAGGGCTCGTAGTACTGGGCCTGCTCATCCGGGAAGGGCGAGCCGTCGACCGCTACCTTGTTGCGCATCTCGCGATTGAAGTCGAAGCTGCCCATGTCGCGCTTTTTCTTCCGTAGGCGAGCCATCGACCATTGCGCTGCCCACAACGGCCGCTCGTCGGGGGTACCCTCGTCCAGGATGGCGTCGTAGACCCTGGAGAAGTACAGCGGGCCGCCGACCTCCTCATCGGTCAGGGCGATCAGCTGGGAGATCGCCGACCGGGGGTGAAAGAGGTTGCCGACCATCAGTGCCTTGTACCCCTTGCCCATCGAGCCGATGACCGAGCCGCGGATCCAGCTGATCAGCCGCTTGACCAGGCGCGGGTTTTCGACGTTGTCGTCGTTCTCCATGTCGTCGAAGCGGGCATAGTCGGGGCGGTGCGGGCCGTTCTTCAGGCCACGGACCTTGTCCTTGCGCCCGCGGGCGAGGTACCAGATGCCGTTTTTGGTTTTGAAATCGTCGTCGCTCCAGTGCTTGGTGCGCAGATCGCCGAAGTCGTGGCGGATGCGGACGTTCTCCTCCAGCTCCAGCTTGACCGCCACCGTAAAACCCTGCGCCTGCTCGTGCGTGTCGGAGAACTGAAAGCCGAACTTGATCAGGTCGTGGCAGATGACGTGCAGCGGGTCGCCGAAGGAGAAGAACGTCGACTTGGCGTGCTCGCGCGGGGCGCCGACCAGGGCGAACTGATCTTCGAGCCCGGCAATCTCTGCCCATTCGTGGTGGAAGTCGCCAAAGGCCGTGGTGAAGTAGTGCGGCAGGTAGGTCTGCATGAAGTAGAGCTTGTCCCGCAACGACCGGGCGATGCGCTCCTTCTTCTTGGCCGGCGTGTCGTTCTCAAAGGGGCTGACGCTCTCCTTGATGAACGCGCGAAGTTCCGCGACCTGTTTGTCGTATTGCCCCTCGCTGATCAGGGGGCGCTTACGCATTGCCATTCATGCACTCCGCCTTGAATGCCAGGGCCATGGCGTCGATGTTGCGAGCCAGCACCTGGAGGCCTTCCACGTCGTTCTTTTTCAGCCACTCGACCAGCCACTGCAGGTTCTCCAGGAAGAACTTCGGCCGGTCGAAGCCGACCACCGTCATCTGCATTTGCTGCATCTCGGCGATCCGCTTGAGCAGCCCGGCGTAGGCATAGGTCGCTTGGTTGTCGACCTTGCCGATGGCCAGGTTCTTGAAGTAGGTGTCGTACTGCGTTTTTCG